CCTGCTTCTTCGCAGCGGCCTTCGTGATCAGGCTCTTCTCAACAGCCTCGTCGAGCGGAACCCGCTTGCCCGGGGTCGCGTAAAGAAACGCGGCCTCGGGTGAATCCTCGGGCACGATGTTTCCATCGGTGTCGATGTAGAGGCGCTCCGTGACCTCGAACTTCTCGACCTTCTTGCCCTTCTTGTCGTCGATGACGAGTGACATCTAGACCGTGTCCCTTCTGGTGTAGGTCGGGGTGCCGGCGGGCTCCGTGTACTCGTACAGGTTCCCGGTGGCGGTGTCCTGAACGAACTCACCGACCGTGATGATTCCGGCGAGAGTGGTGCCGGCCACCGGTGCGCCCGCGTTGGGATGCGGTCGCTTGATGGTGCCTTCGGCTACTTTCCCGCCCTTGATGATGTTGCCGCCCTGAATGACTGGTGCCATCAGCTTGGCTCCTTTCTCAGCTTGGAGAGATGCAGGTCGGGGCGAGGACCCGAAAGCCCTCGCCCCTTTCGGCTAGATGCCGGTGACCTGGCAGAACGCGGCCTCGCGGAACACGCACAGCGCGGCCCGGAGATCGGCCCGGATCGCCTGCTTGCCTTCCACGAAGTAGGTGCCGTGGCTGTCGCTCACCTTCAGCTCGATCCCACGACGCATCGTGAGCTCGGAGAAGTTGGCGAAGTCACCCACCAGCGCGGTGTTCTCGGTGATCGCGTCGGTCTGTGCGACCGGCGTGCCGAAGAACCGCTCCGGACCCGGATCGGCCGGGTTGCCGAGGATGTAGATGCCGTCCGCGGTGCGGGTGAGGCGGACATCCTGCCAGTCGTTCGGGTGGATGAGCACCCCGGACGGGTTGGCGCGGCCGGTGACCCTGACCTTCGTCATGCCCTTCAGCACGGCATCGAACACCGGGTCGGCGCCCTTCGCCTGGGTCTGGATGCCGGTCCGGTCGAGGAACCCGGAGATGTTCGGGGCGGTGCCGTCACCAACTACGATCTGCGCGTCGAGGCGCTGCCTGATCATGAAGGTCAGGCGGTTGTTGATGTAGCTCTGGATGCCGTCGACATCTTCGAGCTGCTCGTCGGTGACAGGCAGGAAGACCGGGATCTTCCGGACCGGTTCACTCACCTCGGTGAGCGCCAGGGCCGCTTCACCGAATGCAGCACCTTCGGCCTTCTCGACCGCGTTGTTGGTGAAGGTGGTCTCCTGCATGTAGACCACCGCTGCCTGGTTGGTGTTGCCGGACGGCAGCAGGTCGATCACCTGGATCGGCCGCTGTGCCGACTCGACCAGACGGCCGGTCCGGATGGTCTCCGGGGCCCAGCCTGCCGTGGTGGTCATCAGGGTCTTCAGGTCGACATCGGCGAACTCGACCTCGCGGCCCTTCTTGCCGGCACCGACCTCACCCTCGACGAACATTTCGCCGAGAGTCTTGACCGGGGCCTGACGGCCACCCTTCGCCTCGGGATCCGGATGGCCGGGATGGGGCTGGAGTTCCGCGAGACGCTCGCGTTCCTTCAGTTCCCGGTCGGCGCGGGTCAGGACCGACAGCTCTTCTTCGAGCGGTGAGGCCTTCTTGGCGAGCTCGTCGAGCTCGTCGTTGATCTTGCGGATGTGCTCGACCTTGGCGGCGGTGTCGCCTTCGATCGACTTGACCTTCGACATGTCCCGGTCGGGACCGGCTTCGTCGAAGATGTTCTTGATCTCTTCGCGCTTCGCGTCCTGCTGCTCGCGGAGCTCTTTGAGTTCGGTCTTCATGTTGCTACCTCCTGAGTAGCTGGCGGCTGCGCTCGAACTCGACGAGCGCTGCCTGATTGGCGGTGTCTGCCTCGACCGGGTTCAGGACCTGATCGAGGGTTTTCAGGGCGGGCTCCAGCCGGTCGAGAGAAGCTTTCGCGTCCTCTCCGAGGCTTTTGCCCTTCTCCTGCCGCATCGCCATGACTTCAGCGGCTCGGGTGGTGAGCTCTTCGACATCGGCCAGGACCGTGTCGATGTGCTCGATGAACTTCAAGCTTGTGTTGCCGGGGTCGGCCAGCTTGGCGGCCTCGGCGTCGGACATTGGGTCCCGCTCGTAGAGCTGCGGGGCTTCTGCCTGTACGAAAGCGACGAACGCTCCGAGGGCCTCTCCGATGCCGCCGGACAGGGTGATCCGTTCATCCCGGGTCAGGTGACCGTTGGCGGCGAGGTTGTCGGTCAGGATTGTGAAGTCGCGGTGGATCGCGGACTCGACCCACTGGCCGAGGTTCCGGGCCTTGCGAGCCTTCGCGCTCAGCGTCCGGGTGCTGCTGCCAGCGCCAAGGATCACGGGGCTGACCTCGTGGACCAGCTGCTTCTTCAAGAAGTTGACCGGCTCACCATCCTGGTGGCCCCTCTCCGAGTCCAGGGTGTCGAAGCCATAGGACCACTCCTGCAGGTCGGCGTCCATTTCCTTCATGACTTCGAAGGTGTCGCGGCCGGCGGTGGTGCCCATGAAGAACTGGAGATCCGCAATTGCCTCTGTATCCGTGGTGCGGATGACTCCCTTGCCAACGGGAAGGTGGCCGGGTTCCCACGACGCGTGGTTGTAGGCCGAGACCCGGATCTTGGCGCCATCCTCGAAGGCACCAGGCAGGGTGACATCGCCGTCGTGGTCCTTGACTCCGAAGACAGCGAAGACGCAGGACACCTTGCCCTCGGCTTCGTCAACGATCTTCACCCCGGTGGGGTTGATGCTCTTGGTCTTCACATTTCTCCTAGGTGTCGGACACCACGGGGGCGAAGCTCAAAGTCCCGTTCGGGTGTTCTTGGGCCATTTCGAGTTCGGCCTGTTCGAAAGTGAACGTCTGCCCATCTCGTGCTTCACAGTCAGGATCGGAATCACCCAGCCGGGCGTCGAAAGCCACCACCGCGGTGATCGTGTCGGCGGCCTTATAGGCCTCCAGGCTCGACCGGTTCTGAGCGAACTTCGTTTCGGTCCGGGCGATCAGCTCGGCCCGATACTTCGGACCGGCGTTCACGAATCGGCCGGCGGGCACCTGCTCCCGGATACGACGGGCAGCCGCGATCGGTCCGAGGCCTTCCGACCTGGCCTCGGCGAGCACCCGGATCACTGCCTCGCGGGTCTGCTGAAGAACGTCGTACAGCATCGCCTGGGTGCCGCCCCTGGCGATAAGTCGGCGGCCAACCTCGTCGGGCAGGTTGAAGTTCATCTCCAGGACCTGCGCGAGCTTCGCGATCGTCTGGTCGTGGATCCGGCGGAAGTTCGTTTCGTAGGTGGACTTCAGCCGGTTCTTCTTCCACTCTTCCGGTCCGAAAGCCCGGATCACCTGCTCGGCAATCACCTCGTCAGAGGCTTTCCGGTTCTTCAGCTGTTCCTCGGTGACCGTGTCCTCGAAAATCTGAGCGACCTCACGGCCAAGATCCCGGAAGTCTTTCTCGAGATCCGCGGTGAAGCGGCTGGTGAGGGCCATCCCGAGCTTCTCCAGTTCAACGATCAGGGATGCCTGGGCGCGAGTTGCCCTCTTGACCTTCAGTCGCTTGGCGTCTTGATCACCCTCCGGATCGTCGTCACCGTCATCGTCATCGGTCCCGCCAGCTGGAAGCTGCGGCGGATCGTTCTGCTCGATCACGGTTGACTCGATGGTGCGGCCTTCAGCTCCGACCGGTACTTCGATCGTGGTGAATGACCGCAGGAAAATGTTGTCCTGCGGCCGGACTTCAAGTTCGAGCTCACGGCGGCCCTCGGCGACGGTCATGACTCCGGCGTCGATCGCGGTTTTGATTCGGTCCGCGAGCTGGTTGCGGTCAGGCTGGAGAACCTTCACCTTCGAGTTGTCGAATCCGGCCCGGAACTTCCATGGGTCCTGCTCAAAGTCGGGCAGCACCTGAAAGCGAAGAACCTCACCGAAAATGCGCTGTGTCGGAATGATTCCGTCCTCGAACGCTGCCGCCCTGGCTTCTTCGTAGTTCGCGAAGGTCGACCGGTCCAGTCCAGCTCCGAGGCCCGCCACGATGGCGGGGATTCCGATGATGGCGGTGACGCGTTCCTCGGGTAGACGCCGCAGGTTTTTCAGGTCGAGCTGCTGCGGGTTGAATCCGAACTGCTGAACCTTCGTGGGTCCGGACATCACCAGCGGCTTGCCGCGATTCGATCCGCCGGTTTCTTCTTCGATGTAGGCCTTCGTGGCGGCAACATCGTCCGGTGACGGGGTGTGGTCACCCTTCTCGGGACTGACGAGCAGTCCGGGGCGACG